AATTGAATATCTAGTCGATAACCTTCCAGCAGTTAATTTTGTCGTCTCGTTCTATACCCAGTTAATTATCGGTGCAGGGCTAGAAGCTAAAGACCCATATAACCAGAAGAAATTAGATGAGTGGCTTCAGAAGAAGAACGCTATGGGACAGACCAATCAAGATATCATCGCAGACTCTGTGAAGAACTCACTGATGTATGGTTATTCTGGTATTCGTTTATCTTTAGGTGATTTTTATTCAGTCATGCCACAGCAATTAAGGATTTGGAAATTACCACTCACTACTCAAGTAAATGGACGAGTCGAAGTTATTCCTGGCTTAAAATCACTAGCTTTTTATGAGGTTAATTTAGATAAAGGATTTAAGGTTGAGAAAGATGAGACCGAACGCACCTTTGTCTTAAATGGTAATAAATACACTCTTGAAGAAGTGATTAAACAGAAGATGTTGAAAGTCGCTGCAGACGGCTCATATATCATTGCTGATAATAACGACCCAGATACATTAGCTCGTGCGAATAGTGTTTATATTGAGCCAGAGAATTTCTGCCACTTGCGTAATTCAAACGACGGTGATTATGGCCGTTCACCGTTATCATACGATAAGTTAAGAACCCACCTCTTAATCGACCTTATCAAGAACTTCCGTGATGAAATCCTTAATGACGGTTCGGACTATATTATGTATCTAAAAGCAGGCTTATCTGCAGGGCAGTCATTAACCTCATTATTATCACAACAAACTACTGAACAATCAGTTAGAGGAGCTCTCGATAAGAAGATGGTTAAGACCGCTTCAGATAAACAAATGGAAGCCGCTAAGCGTCTAGCTGAGAAGATGAAGAAGTCTCAGAAGACTCGTATGTCTATTGTCCGTAAAGACCAGATTGAAGAGATTAAGAAGCTCGAAGGCACAGTTAGATTACCAGATTATCTCGGTATTTATAACGATGCAAAAGATGTAGTAGCAGATATTTATGGTATTCACTCATTGCTCGTCGGTGGTAAATCATCTGGCTGGAACACAGGTATGTCTTCAATGCTTGAATTCACCATGGACAAGACAATTCGTCCGTTCCAACAGAGATATTCACATCAGCTATCAGATTATATTTGTCGTGCTTCAGGGGTTAAGGGCGAAGTCAAATTCCGTGAGTATGAATTATTAGATAAGAAAGCTCAAGCAGATATTGAGAAGACCCGTGCTGAGGCTGAGAAACAAATTGCAGACGCTGCTAAGTTGGCTAAAGAGACAAAGTTGATGACTAAGAAGACAGTCAATCCTAACACTGATGTCGAAACTGAAGCTAAAAAGAAAAACACAAGTTATAATAACGATAAGAAATAAGCTAAAGGAATAAATAAAATATGACACCTGAATTAAGCAATGAACAGTTAGCACAGATGGCTCAAGCGATTGATAACAATATGCAGGACAGCCCAGCTATATCTATCGACCCAAAAAGCAATAATGTCTCAGTAGTCGGCGACCCAAATAATCTTCATCCAACAAATGGCGATTACACGATTGTGTATGAATATATGCCTGAAGAAATCTCAGCCACCGACCAAAGTATGCTCGACTATGACCCAGAGAGAAAGATATATACTGGCACGCTCCATTATAAAAACAAACGGGTCAAACCTCTTTATCGTACAAAGGTATCATCTATTCTGTTGACGATTTTAACAGACATCGGCGTTTTGACCGAAGAAGGGTATTCAGCGAAGATGTTGCAAGCTCATGTTGGTGAGGTCTTTATTAACCATACTGAAGATATTTTAGAGCTAGCTTCACTTGTTCTTGGTGAAAGAAAAGAGCGTTTAGAACACGCACGAGAATTATTCACATTTCTTGTACAGCTAATTGAGAACGAGCCAAACATCATTAACGAGACTAGCAATTTTTTAGAATCTATGCAGAAAACCTCAACCGCACCAGCAGCCCAGACGCAAAATTAAAATATAATGCGAGCCTAAACATCTGGTCAGCTATGGCTCATTTCGTAGCGAAAGAGCTAGGGTTAAGACCCTACAGTATTTTAACCGAGTGGACGGTGGAAGAGTTGATGGTGGCTTATGGTGAGTATGCAAATATTCATGCGAGAGAGTCGTATGAGATGATGTCTCCAAAGGAACGAGCAAAGAAGAGAGTCCTCCCAACAGACCGTTGGGCGGTGAAGTTCATTAGTCTAGAAGATGCACTTAATATGCAAAAAAATGGACTAGATGAGTCCACCCGAAGGCAAAATGAAATAGATTTACAAGAGATGGCTGATATGTTATTGTAGTATCAGAAACGCATGAGAACTCAAACGGTTAGAGATAGCTCTGCAAAAGCTACATTAGTGAGTTCGACTCTCACCTCGTGCTCCATATATTTGTTTAGAAAGAGAGATGTTTTTCACCCTGAACATCTCTTTTTCTATGCGTTTCGTGATGTATATCGGTATTCCATCAATACCCTGATATTCACACCTAAATTATTATTTGTTTTGCTTTCAGTATCGGTTACCTTAATTGCGTGTGCCCGACCATCAAAGAAGTTTTTAAGACTAGCTAATTTCTTCTCTGCAAGTTCGACATTGTTTGCACCAGAGGAACTAGAAGAAGTATTTTGTTTAGCGATTTCTAATTGTGCCTTAGCGTCCTGCACCGCATCATAAATACACATACGCAGGTCATACCAGTGCCCAGACTCGTGGTCTTTGGCAGTTTTATCTGGGTAAATACCGTAGTCTTCCTTGCCAAAGCCACTCGGCAAGCCAGCAGAGAATTGTTTAGCTAATGACTGTGTAATGTCTAGCCACGCATTATTCCCAGTATCATCACGATAAGATATTTCAACTCGTACCATAATAATATAATTATACCAATCAATTTCAGCATATAATTAAGTCAAGATGACAAGAAGTTCAGTTTATTATATATTCCAGAAGAAAGTCTTAGATAGTGAGACCTATGCTGGGTATAAGATTAAATACGAAGAGGTCTGCCGAGGGACGAGGCTGGTTGGCAATGGGTTGACCATTACACAGGCTTTAGACGATGTCCCGACCGCTTCAATCACTATTCCTATTGAAGACTTACCAAAAGACGATAAAGGCATCCCTGTGACTAATTTGAATAATTATCGTGTGTTGTTATCTGTCATGGTCAATAACAAACGCAAATACGGTATGGCTTGTATTGTAGAGTCAATTGAAGTTAATTACGAAGACGAGATAGCAACCTTATCTCTCGTACACCGTATGGCAGAAATGAAGCAGTGGCTGATGCCAATCAATCTTATTGTAAAAGATATGCCACTCGGGCATTGTGTAGAAAATGTCGCTAAACTGAGCTTCCCTGATGACTATGTTAAAAATGAACAGGTATTGAGACAGATTGGGTATTTGACCAATCTCACCGTGAACAAAGATTACCCAATTCTTCCAATCGGCACAGCCACTAGACACATACAAGCAAATCCTGATGTCTTGTCACCAGTAGAAAGATTATATGTTCCACAAGAAATCCCTGTAACGATTGAGATGGACGCTTATGCGTATAACACAAAGCTTGAGATGAACTTCTCATCGACTAATAAGTTAGAAGCCTTAGCAGAAATTATGAAGAACACCAAAGACCTACATTTCTTAGGTACTATTTCTGGTCATGAGATGTGGTATGAACCGACCAATGGTAATTTTGGTGATGGGGTGAAGATTTCTAACTTCCAAGATGAGTGTGATTATTCAATCATCGTCTCACAAAATGTTTTAGATTATGACCTTGAAGAGTGTGATTTTAACCCAGCAAAAGACATCTCACTCATCACAATGTTAGGCGACCCAGTATGTTCACAAGACTTAACAGACCATTTTAACCGTGCTGCTGTGTTTTGTGGTGATGTGGGCGAGGGGGTGTTACACTTGACCCTTAAAGAGATTTATGAAAATAAAGCCACCCTTGAAGACCCATTATTCCCAGTAGAGAAATATGAATTCAATATCAACCTTCAGCCTGATGCGGTTTATGACAATAAAACACATAAGAAAATCAATAACGAGAAGGTCTATGAGAACATCGACATACCTGTCATGGCGAATAACGAAAACCGTGAGTATTATGTGACTGACCTTGAACAATTAGGAAAAGATAACGGGGCAGTATATCATACTGTGTATAATTTTTCTGACCTTTACCCTATTCCTGACCTTGAATATACAGATGAGAACGACAAGAAAGTCGAGTTAGAAATCACCGATGCAGACCGTATTGAGATTACCAAGCGTGCTTATAACAGAGCAATCAGGTTCCTAAAAGCACAACGCCCACAATGGCAGTATCAATTTAACACAACGGCTCTTCCAGCAGTCGATATGGTAGGGAAGAGAGTGCGTTTTCTTTATGACAAGAAAGTGTCTCGTGTAGATGAGTGTGGCGAGCCAACAGAGATTACCATCGCTCATGTTGATGAGTGTTTTTATATCACCCAGAGGATTATTTCTTTTGACCCTGAATTAAATGAAGTAGCGACAATCACCCTTGATAAAGAACTTCGCCCAAATACCAATCAAGAAATGGCGTATAAACTGCACGAAAAAGCTAAAACACCTGATGTCACAACAAGCTCTGAACTTGGTACATTATACCCAGAGTATGGCAATACAAATTACAACGATGCCATGGATGCAGAGACGATTGATAAACGCACCCCGATTTATGTACCTGATACTGGTATACCAAAATATGGTTAGTAGATAGCACCGAGTGCCGCTCTCGCCCCGAGTCTTCGGTATGAATTCCCAGCACCAGAGTTATTTTTATTGACAATCTTGATAAACTGTCTAACGCTACGATGGTTATTATTTGTCGTATCGTTATAGGTACGGGCGTGATTGTCAGAAACAGTATTAGGCCTTCCCATGAGAGAAGAG